ATTTGCGATATTTCTAAGGGTAGAGTTAGCCAATTAATCACTGCTGGCGTAATCCCAAAGCAAGAACGCAACCGATATGAGGTCGTCCCTGTAGTAAATGCCTATGTTCGGTTCTTGAGAGAGAGAACAATCAAGGGCGATACATCGGATTCTGGAGATTATTCTAGCCATCGAACTCGATTGACTAAGGCTAAGGCCGATCTAGCCGAGATGGAACGGGAGCAGCTTTCTAGTGATTTGATCCCTGCCAATGATGCACGACACGCATGGTCAGGCATGGTTGCCAATGCTAGAACTCGATTGATTGCTATCCCATCCAAAATTGCTCCATTGGTGGTTTCTGCTGAGTCTATCAACGAAGCGCAGGACATAATCAAAAATGAAATCTACGAAGCACTCCAAGAACTCGCGGATACCGAAATCAGAACCATTAATCCTATCCGTGTATCAGACAGCGGAGACGACGACGAAGAAGGTTCACAAGATATGGACACCACCACCCAATCTTACAGTCAGTGATTGGGCTGATAAAAACAGGCGTTTAAGTCCAGAAGCATCGGCTGAAGCTGGGCAGTGGAACACTTCAAGAGCGGAATACCAACGTGGTATTATGGATGCTGTATCAGATCCAAATATCTCTGAGGTCGTTATTATGTCGTCGGCCCAGATCGGGAAGACTGAAATTATCAATAATCTGATCGGATATCATATCGATCAAGACCCTTCCCCGATCCTCGTTGTGCAACCATCGCTATCAATGGCAGAGGCTTGGTCAAAGGATCGTTTATCTCCAATGCTAAGAGATACGCCATGCTTGCAGGGGAAGGTTGCCGATCCTCGAACTAGGGACTCAGGTAATACAACGCTGCATAAGATATTCCCCGGCGGTCATGTCACGGTAACAGGTGCTAACTCGGCAGCAAGTCTTGCTTCTCGGCCTATCAGGATCGTGCTTTGCGACGAGGTTGATCGGTATCCTGTGTCGGCTGGGTCTGAAGGTGACCCGATCCTACTTGCCAAGAAACGCTCTGTCACGTTCTGGAACCGCAAGATTGTCTTGGCATCGACCCCGACGATCAAGGATCAATCGCGTATTGAAAGCGCATATAACGATTCAGATCAGCGAGAATATTATGTTCCTTGCCAAGATTGTCAGCATTACCAGACATTGCGGTGGCAAAATGTAAACTTTGATAAGGACGATCCAGATTCGGCTACCTATTCATGCGAAGAATGTGGCTCTCAATGGGATGATTCCAAGCGGTTCAGGGCTATCCGTCGAGGAGAATGGAGAGCAAATAAAGATTTTAACGGTAGCGCAGGGTTCAAAATCAACGCGCTTTACTCGTCATGGATGATGCTTTCAGACGGAGTTAGAGACTTCTTGGATGCAAAACCTCAACCAGCAACGCTCAGAGTGTGGGTAAATACCTACCTTGGTGAGTCGTGGGAGGAGCAAGGAGTTCGGGTTGATGATCTTGATCTGGCAAACCGTAGAGAAGAATACGGAGAGCACCTGAATGATAAGGTTGTGATCATCACGGCTGGTGTAGACGTTCAGGATGATCGGCTTGAAGTCGAGATTGTTGGTTGGGGTAGATCAGAAGAATCTTGGTCACTTGATTACAAAACGATCTACGGTGATCCATCATCAAGCATCATCTGGCAGGACTTGGATAATTTGTTGAGCCAAAACTTCAAAAAAGAAAACAACAAAGAGTATCCGATCCGTGCAGTTTGCATTGATTCAGGCGGTCATCATACCCAATCGGTTTACAATTACGCCAGAGCAAGAGAAGGACGACGATATTTTGCTATCAAAGGCATCGGCGGCGAAGGCAAACCGTTGATCAGCCGACCAAGCACAAACAACATTGGGAAAATTAAGTTGTTCCCAGTTGGAGTCGATACAGCCAAAGAAACTGTTTATTCAAGATTCAAAATAACAGAAGAAGGGCCGGGCTACTGCCATTTCCCAGATCATTATGATGTAGAATACTTTCGACAGTTGACTGCCGAGCAACAGGTTAAGAAGTTTCATAAAGGGTTTATGCGTCGAGAATGGCAGAAAATGAGGCCAAGAAACGAGGCTTTGGATTGCCGAGTTTATGCGGTTGCGGCTTTAGCCATCTTGAATACAAACGTCGATCAGCTTGCAAACCGATATGAAAAGCAAGCATCTGTTGTCGTCTCTGAAAATGAGGTAGAACAGATGGAGCAGAATAAGGTGATGATACAACGTCCTGTCAGACGTTCCTCTAAACAAAGCGGATTCGTCAATTCGTGGAGATAAAATGGCTAATTTATTCGATGCTTCACAATCTCCAATGGTTACTCCGACCAATATCGTGGTCGGTGATTATCTATTGTGGAGAAGGTCGCTACCTGATTATTCGAATGCAACTTACACCGCGACCTATGTTGCGAAGATCGCTGGAAATTCGGCATCTGAAATTTTGATTGTCGGTACAGCTAGTGATTCCGATTATCTGTTTACAGTAACAAGCACGACATCAACTGCATTTTTGGCTGGCAATTATTTCTGGCAACTTGAAATTTCGTCTGGTGCTAACAGGCTTGTAATTGAACGGGGCAACTGGAACATAAGCCCCGATCTTGATGTTGGCTCTGCCGATCCCCGTTCTCATGCTGATATTATGATTACAAAGATTGAATCTTTGTTGTCAGGTCGTGGCGATGCAGATGTTTCAAGTTATTCGATCAACGGGCGGTCAATTAATAAACTTTCAATCGCTGAATTGATCGAATGGCGAGATTACTACAAAGCTGAACAGGTCAAAGAGCGTCGAGAGGCTCGGAGATTATCTGGTCAATCAACTGGTTCAATGATCAAGGTGAGGTTCTGAAATGGGAATTTTAGACGTATTCAGAACTAAAAAAGATATTGCAGTTCGTCGGCAAGACAAACGATCTTATGCGGCAGCGGCAACTGGTCGGTTATTTGCTGATTTTGTTGCCAATACGCTAAGTGCTGATTCTGAAATTCGCCCAGCATTGCGTCCTGTTCGTGATCGTTGCCGTGATGTTGCACGAAACAATGATTATGCGGCTCGATATCTCCAGATGGTTACAACAAATGTTGTCGGAGCATCAGGGGTTCGCACTCAAGTTCGTGGTCGCAACTCAGATAAATCTTTAGACACAGTTGGCAATCTCATCATCGAACGCAATTTTGATAAGTGGGGAGCCAGAGGCGTCTGCACGATGGACGGTAAAATGTCTTGGCTCGATTGCCAAAAGATGTTCATCAATAATATCTCCCGTGATGGTGAGTGCTTAATCCGGTTTGTAGAGACAAGAGAGAATCCATACGGTTTTGCTTTGCAGTTTATCGAGTCAGACTATCTCGACGAGCAATACAATATGAAGGCAACAGCCAATGAGAACGAAATTCGCATGGGTGTTGAAATCAACGAGTTTGGGCGTCCAGTTGCGTATTGGTTACTAGAGAACCACCCCGGCAATACAATCTACGGCAAGACCGCAACGGTAAAACGGATTCGGGTTCCTGCTGAAGAAATGTTGCACCTATTCATTGCTGATCGGGCTGGTCAGACTCGCGGTTTCCCGTGGATGGCGACAGCACTGACGCGGCTCAAGATGCTTGACGGATACGAGGAGGCAGAATTGGTTGCCGCCCGTACAGCAGCCTCTAAAATGGGTTTCTTCACATCTCCAGATGGTGACGGATATTCTGGCGTTGATATGGAAGATTATAACACGCCGATCATGGAAGCATCGCCCGGCACTTTTGAGCAGCTTCCAAAGGGAATGAATTTCGTTCCGTTTGACCCACAGCATCCAGTTTCAGCTTTTGCTGAATTTGAAAAGGCTGTGTTGCGAGGTATCGCTTCTGGACTAGGAGTTTCGTATGTCTCATTGGCTAACAATCTCGAAGGCGTATCTTACTCGTCAATACGACAAGGCACGATGGAAGATCGGGATCATTATAAAGTTCTTCAACAATTCATGATCGAACACTTCATTGACCCGATTTACAAGAAGTGGATGGCGATGGCGATGGCTACTGGTGCTATTCCATTGCCGATCACAAAGTTCGACAAGTTTGCTGATAATCTTGTCTATCGTGCAAGAGGCTGGAACTGGATTGATCCTCAGAGGGAAATCAACGCTCATGTCATCGGTCTACAGAACGGCATCATCACGATGCAAGACATCGCCGCAAATTACGGTCGAGACGTTGAAGAAGTCTTTGAACAGATTCAAGCCGAAGGTGAACTTGCCACTCAGTATGGAATCAAAACAGCGTTCCAACCTTTTGGAGATAAACTCCCTGCAACACCGTTAGTGGATGGCGAAAATGGCTCAATACAAGGGGATTGAGATCAATTTAGTTCCTACTGATGCGATGGTCAGCGAGGCTGAACGCGCTCTTGCTTGGCGTAAGGAATTTGGTCGAGGTGGCACTGAGGTCGGCATTGCAAGGGCAAGAGATATCTCAAACAAGGTTGATCTTTCGCCAGACACAATTCGTCGCATGACTTCTTTCTTTGCCCGGCATGAAGTTGATAAAAAGGCTGAAGGATTCAGGCAAGGCGAAGATGGTTATCCGTCAAACGGTCGGATTGCATGGGCATTATGGGGCGGTGACCCCGGCAGAACATGGGCTGAAGGAAAGGCTAGTAGGATGGACAAGATTGACGAGACTGGCAGAGCAGCACCAGATGAACTCAAAAATAGTGATTTTGTCGTTGATCAAGCTGAGGTATATCCAAAAGATGTACAAATGAGGCATAGCATTATGGAACTTGAAAAACGACACATCATTGATGTTGCAGAAAGTGACAAGGCTTATGTCATTACTTTTGCAAAGGCAGATGCTGAATATGAAGATGAGCCAGCAATGGCTGAAGAAGCACAGCCAGAAGTTCCATCAATGGAAGATGTTCAGGAGCCAATGATTGATAACAACAATATGCAGAAGGCTTCTGGATCGCCAACTGAAGTACGTCATCGCGGCTATGAGATGGGTGCAAATCCAGTTAATAAGGATGAGCGGCGAGTTCAGATTGCAATGTCATCTGAAAAGCCAGTCGCTCGTTCGTTTGGTATGGAAGTTTTGGATCACGATCCAAGTTCCATTGATGTTTCGTTTCTCAATTCAGGCAGAGCACCATTGTTGCTCGACCATGATCCTGAGAAGCAAATCGGAATCATCGAAGAAGTACGAATCGATGGCTCGGCTCGTGTGATGCGAGCGACAGTCCGCTTTGGAAAAGGCGGTCTTGCCACCGAGGTATTCAACGATGTGGTTGACGGTATCAGGCAGAACATTTCTGTCGGGTATCAAGTTAACAAAATGGTTCGTGAAGATGGGGGAGACGGGACGGTCTTTCGCGTTAATAAATGGACTCCTATTGAAGCCAGTATTGTATCACTGCCAGCAGATTCATCTGTTGGTGTTGGTCGGTCTATTGAAATTATCTCAACCCCAATTCAGGAGATTAAAATGAGTGAAGTTAATCATGACGAAATGCGTTCCGCAATCGTTAAGCAGAATGCAGAAATCATTGAGACAGGTGCTCGTCTCAATAAGCGTGACATTGCTGAAAAGGCAATCGCCCGTGGTCTGTCGCTTGAGCAGTTCCGTGGTGAATTGATCGAATCTTTCGGCAGCACAGCACTTGGCAACGGTTCGCACGAAGTTGGCTTGAACAAGCGTGAGCGGTCTTCTTATTCGCTTATGCGTGCAATCAACGCTCAGGCTCGTCAGGACTGGTCTGAGGCTGGTTTTGAGCGTGAACTGTCCGACGAAATCGGCAAGCGTGTAGGCCGCACTGCCCGTGGTTTCTATGTTCCATCGGACATGGCTTGGTCGAAGCGTGATGTTATCTCTGGCACAGCAACAAGCACATCTAAGGGTGGCTACATGATCGGTACTGATCAGCGTGGCGACCTGTTCATTGATGCTCTGCGTGACACTCTCGTCACTGCTGGCCTCGGTGCAACGATGCTGACTGGCCTTCAGGGCAACGTAGCGATTCCAAAACTTGCCACCAAGACAACTGTTGCGTTTGTTGCTGAAACATCTTCACCAACTGAAGGTGCTCCTGTTTTCGGTCAGCTTACAATGCAGCCAAGGACTGTCGCTGGTTATGTTGATATTTCTCGTCGTATGATCATCCAGTCCGACCCATCGGTCGAAATGGTGCTCCGCAACGATATCATTA